TAATATCAATTCGGCGGTAGAGAAGCAAGTTAAACAAGAAACTTCACATCTTGAAACACAACAAGGAATGGAACGTTTACATAGTGAACTAAAAGAGCGTGGATTAAATAAAGACCAGATTGAAGACTTTGTTAAGTTTGCTGATACTGACCCTTCTGAATTCGGTATTGATGGAATTTTGAAAATGTATAATGCTTATAAGAGTAACGACCCTACGTTGCAAAATAAAGAAATTGACCAAATTAGAAGAACCCAAAGTAATCCTGCTGTAGGAGGTGTTCTTGGTGGTCAAATGCCTGAAACTCCATCTGATGAAGAGGAGACATGGAAAGGTGTTCTTGGAGCAAGTAGAGTCGGTAACAAGATACCATAATAATACAAAGAAGGAGATGTCATAATGGCAAATCAAAGTGGAACATTGTATTCTTATAATGTTGACCAAACGGGTAATTCCGTACCAGCAGCAGTTGGGGCGTCAGCGGATTTAAGAAGAATACATAATTTTGGCGACCGAGTCGCTGAATTAGCTCCAGAAGAATCTCCATTTTTTGTGTATCTTAATAAAGTAGCAAAAGTACCAACGAATGACCCTGTCTTTCGTTTCTTAGAAAATCGTTCAAAAATAGACTGGACAAGTCGAAACTTTTTTGTTGATGGAACAGCTTTAACTGATGTTGCAGCTGGAACAGTATATAATATTACAGTTGATGACAATGCGTCATCTCCAGCTAAAATAGATTGGCTTGTTAAAGGTATGGTTTTTGCAGTTGAAACAGATAGAGATGCGCAATCACAAGTAATATTTAGAGTTGAGGGTATAACCCAAAATACTGCTGATACTACTGTGAGTGCAAGAGCTATTTCTTTATCTAATTCAACTCATGATGCAACCGCATATAACGATATCGCTGATGGCGATGAATGTCAAGTTATTGGTACTTCTTTTGCTGAGGGTTCAGGTTCTCCTGATGTATGGTCAAGTCAATTAGACGACGACTTTGGTTATTGTCAAATTTTCAAGACCGCAGCTGAGATGACTAACACAGCAATTGCTACAAATTACAGAGGATATGCAAACGAGTGGAATCGTATCTGGAATTTAAAACTAAGAGAACATAAGGTAGATATTGAAAGAGCTATGCTATTTTCAATGCGAGCAAGAGACAATAGTCTCCAATACTCAGAAGGTATTGTAGGACACATACTACAAAATGCAACAGCTGTTGCTAGTGGTAGTGCATCTTATACTTCTGGCGCTCCATATATGTTCTCACAAGCATCAACAGCAGTTACTTACGATTCAATCTTAAGTGATTTTGAGATTGTATTTGACCCTGCACGAGGCGGAAACAAAAATAAACTTGGTTTAGCAAGTAGACCTGTTAT